CTTCTTGAATCAGTGGATATTTGTATTCAAGTTTCTTTTTAGCGACATGAAAATTATATAGCAACGCGCCACGAACATGTATAGGGCATCCCTTTGAATACACGGTAGATTGCGATCTGAACTTTGATAATCCATTGACCGACCTCGGAAACGCTATATCTTCGGGCGGTAACGAATTGAATTCATCCCTGAATCTATCTATGTAAGCAATCAGGTCTTCTTCAGTTTTCGACATAATAATTGTCAGGGCTTCCTTAATTGCCTTGCGGCAGGGAGCAGGTGTAGAAGACTTGACTGCTTCAATACCCATCATCTTGAGTTTGGGTTCCTTGTAGCGGACACCCTCACTGTCCCAGACATTCAGGATGTAGCGTTTCTTGGCAGTCCAGATGCCACTGGAAGCGATGTTCTCTCGCTTCATGAACATCTTCTGGTCGTAAGCGTTGGCGTATTCTGCTAACTCCTGGTACGATTTTGTGATGTAGGGTTCGATTTGATTTTGACAGGCATCATCGAGAAACTTGACAATCCTCTCTGTAGGAACATCCTGTACATCAAATACGCGATTAACGAGTAGATCAAGACAGAGATAGATGCTGTCAGTATCACTGGCAATAACATAATCCTTACCTTCCGTTTTAAGTAAATTGTTTAGGTACTGGTTCATTTTGTTTTCGATCCAGCGGATCGACACCTGACCAGACAAGGTGATTGCCTCGGCGTTAGCGAGGTTATAGTAGCGAAAGTATTGGTTGCCGATGGCACCATAAGCAGAGTTCAGTTGGATCTTACGTGCCATCTGAATGTTGTTGTACTTGGAGATCGCCTTCTCCACTTCTGCGGATGGATTCTTTTCATACTCCTGCTTTGCCATCAGCATGAGTTTCTTACTCTGCACACGTTCATCGTAGATCTTCTGCATCATCTGAGGCAGGAAACCATGAACGTCCTTGCGGTACTGTGATCCATTGGCACAGAGGCAGTAGTCTGGATCAGGAGAATCGATCTGTGCCAGCACACGTTCAACAGTGGCAGTAGGGTGTCGCTTGTAGTGCAAGGTCTCAGGCGAGATGTTGTACTGCATGATGAGGTGGGGGTACAGAGAGTTAAGGTCAAATGAGACCACCCAGTCATACCTACCTGGAACAGGTTCTTTCACATAAGCACCAGCATACTTCTCGTTCTTGCTGCTGCGTTTTGCAGGAGGGACAACAATGTTCTTGTCCCTGAGGAAGTTGTAGATCAAAGTATCCCACATGCGTACCTGGAAGTACACATCCTTCATGTTGACCTTAGCGTCATATGCCAGGGCAATGGCAAGGTCAATCAACTTCATCTTCTCCTCAAGGCGCAGCACGAGTTCCACGTCCTTGATGTTGTAGTCAATGAACTTCTGCCAGTCACGAGTGTAGAACTCCTTGAAGTTCTCAAACTCACTGTGATCCAACTTATTCTGCCCAAGTTCCACAAAGGCAATGTGGTCAAGGCGATAAGATTCTTGGTTTGTATAAGTGAACTTCTTATACAGATCAAGATAGTCCAGCACGTTAATGCCGTACATGTTGTAGATGATCTGCTGACGACCCTTGATCTCCATCTCCTCCCTGTGGACAATGCCCCAAGGGGAGATCTGCTTCATCTCCTTCTCGCCAAACAGACGTTCCAAACGTCCACAAATGTAAGGAATATCATACAACTCGACATTCCACCCTGTAAGAACATCTGGGAATGCAGTCTGCCAATAAGCCAGAAAAGAACGAAGTAGATGTTCTTCATCGTCGCAGCAGTTATATTCAACGTCCTTGCGATCCGTGTCATAGGGTCTAGTGCCCCATACCTTAATCCGCTTCGAAGCATAGTCTTGGACTGTAATCGATAGAAGCGGTTCCGCGCACTCATGCACGTTAGGAAAACCATTTTCACACGCAACTTCAATATCCAAAGACGTAATCTTAAGCGTCTTGAGATTATAGTCAACTTCCCCAGGGAACTCCTCGGAGATATATTGGTAGAGGTAACGATCATATCCATGGACATCAAATCCTTCTACGTCACGATACTTATCAACGAAACCTCGTGCCTCACGAACAGATTCAAACTTGATCGGTTTGGCATACCGACCATCAAGAGTTTTAAACTTAGTCTCTTTATCAGTGACGACAAAAAGAGTCGGTGAGAACTTCATCTTCCGTTGGATACGCTCAAGCAGACCGCCAGGTCCCTCTTCATATCCAAGGTAGAGAAGGTCGTCACCGACCAGTTGAACATTGGTATAAAAACTCATTTAGTCACTTGCTCGTATTTGGCACGGATCTCCTCCGTGGGTTCTACTATTGTAGCAAGCGTCTCGGAATAAAGCAAGATATCCTTGTCCACTGTGTGAAGTGGCCAAGGTTGCAGCGTACCATCAGCATTGACCAGATAGGGCTCTTGCAGATGGCAGGAGGGTTCTTCCTCTAACTGCTCAACCTTGCTGATCAGGGTCATCCCCGATCTCAGAATCACTAACATCACTTCCATCGTCATCCTCCAAAATTTTCTCTGCTTCTTCAAACATTTTTTCCATATCTAAATCACCAACTTCTCCAGCAATCATCGCTTCATGCTCTTTGAAGTTCTTCATATAGTTTTCCTCTTGCACTGCAGATAGGTATTGTTGTGCAACACTATCTAGCGGATCATATGCAGTGAGGACATGATGACCAGGAAGAAAAAAGTCTTTGTCTTTACTCAGTGGTGCCCAAGGGAACCAATGCAACTGGTATCCTTGCTCTCTGTTAAAGACAATGCCACCATCAACATCAGATACAATCTCTAAACGAAATGGTTTGTGCATGTGATACCCAATCGGTTGATTGGTATCAGGATCATACATCTCTTTTACTTCTGTAATGACCTCTTCACCAGATTTCAATAGCAAAAGTTTTACACTCATTCCACTTCACCACCCATCTTACGAACATTCTCGATGTATGTATCACGAAGACTTGGAACAGGTTCGAGAATAGTCACAACGTAGTTTGTATTGATTGGCATTTGAACATCAGAGGTCAATGGGCACCAGGGTTGATAGTGAACCTTTACCTCTGGATCCATAACAATTCCAGTACCATCAAGTTTAGGATCATCGAAGGTTACTTTATATGGGAAGTTAAAAACCCATGCTTGACGTTCACCAGTGTCTTTATGAACTGCCTCTTGAACATCAGCAATCACGTTAGTTCCGTCCATCAGAACGACAACTTTTACTCTTTCCGAATTTACCATGTTGAGA